CCCAAACTGGCCGAGGCGTGTTCACGTGGTGCCGGTTGGAGCACTAAGCAATTGGGGTCCGGTGCGCCGGAACTTAGTAAGTGCTGGCGCTGTTGCGACATCAATCACGAGGCGCGGCGGATTAAAGCCGAGGCGATACTTGCGCGGGATGCTCGAAGATAATAGCAGCAAGTTCATCGCGATTATTCGACGTGCTGTCAGAGAGATGGAGCTGTGAAATGGCAAGCATACAATCAATCCGGGACGGCATCGGAACTCGAATCAAGACGATCACGTCCTTAAACGTTTATGACACGATACCAGACTCTGTGATGGTGCCCTGCGCGGTGGTAGGTATGCCGAATGCAGTGGAGTACGATTACAGCTTCAGGTCTGTCCGGATGCGGCTGGTGGTGCCGGTGCGGGTATACGCTTGCGACGTACAGGAGGACCAGGCACAGCGCAAGCTTGACGATTACGTGTCGCCTGATGGCGCGCAAAGCATCCGTGCGGCCATCGATGGTGACGTCACACTCGGTGGCAATGCGCAGACTACCCGCGTGATGAGCGCGCAAGGTTATGGCGTGTATGAGCTTGCGGGTGTACAGTATCTAGGGGTGGAGTTCAGCGTGGAGGTGATAGCGTGAGCAAGAAGCAATACAAGGTTCTGGTGGGCCTGAATTATGGCGCGACCCGACGCGAACCGGGCGACGTTTGCTCCGACATCCCTCAGCAGTCCATCGGCTGGCTGCTTGAGCAGGGCTGCATTGTCGAGTACGACCCAGAAGCTGAGGCATTGATGGCCGCCGTACAGGCGCAGATTGAAGCAAGCGTTGAAGTGATCGACGAACCAGCCATCGAGGCTGAATTTGAGGTAGTTGAAGATGAAGCGGCCGAGGAGCCTGTGCAAGATGAGCCCGCCATCGAGGCCGAGCTGATGCCGAACGGTAACGTTGTTTTCAACGAGGTTGAGCCAGCCACCGAGGAAGAGCCCGCTCTTGAAGTCGAGCCCGCCATCGAGGAGCCCGCGTACGAACCTGAGGAGGCATAAAGATGCCAACGCACGGTAAAGGTGCAAACATCTTTGCAAACGGGTTTGACCTAAGCCCGTTCCTCAGCAGCATCGACCAGACACAGACGGTTGATACTGCCGAGGTGACAACCTTTACCGCGCAAAGTAAGGCATACGTTGCAGGCCAGATTGATAGCACGCTCTCGATGTCAGGATACTTTGACGGCGTTGCATCGGGTGTCGATGAAGTTCTGAGCGCTGCACTGGACAGTGATGCAGCCACCGTGTTGACGGTTGCCGAAGGTGGCGTCGGGACGGTTGGCAATCGCGCGCTGGTAGCCTCCGGTCTGGCCTCCGGCTACAACATCACGTCAAGTGTTTCTGAGGCCGTGCAGGTGAGCGCGGAATTCCAGCTGGACGGTTCAGGCATCGGCAATCCGACGCAGCAATTCTTGACGCCTGCGACGTTCACGCGGGCGAGTGCAGCCACGCTGGATGGCGTGGATTATGCGACGAACGCACCTCGGTACACTGGCGGCGGGTTGCTTGTGGAAGAGGGCACGACTAATCTACTGACGAACACCGATGGGGCGCTGGCGACGTATAGTGCATTTAATGTAACAGCAGCAACGACACCAATTGCTAATTTTGCAAATTCAATTCAATTTGGCAATAATTCGTTACAAAGGAGTCTTTACAAAACGAATTACACTTTAACATCTGGTACGGCATACACTTTCTCATTTTACATTGAAATTGATGATGGGCTTGGTCCGCCAGTTCCGGGTGGACAAACCGACGCTGGTGCTGATTTCACAATTTACAATCACAGTTCGGTTGTTTCAACGCTAACTAATTGTGTTGTCGCACGTGTTTCAGGAAATGTCTATCGAGTATCAATCAGCAGAACTGCAACGGACACAAGTTCAACAAATGGAATTGTTAAATTCACAACCAATTCATCCCGCCCATTCAAAGTCACCGGCTTCCAACTCGAACTTAAATCCTACCCGACATCCTACGCCGAGTCAGGCGCGAGCGCGTTTGTGAGGGCGGTGGATGCGCTGAGTGTTCCACGGGGGCAGTGGGTGCAGGGTGCGTGGGCATTTACAATGACATTGCTCAGAACTACAGCACTGACTCTTAATGGTTTTTTTCAACCAACCATCTTTAATTTCTCAATTGATGCAAATAATAGATATCTAATTCTATTTAATGCAATTCCCGGTGGCGGCATAGGAGTTGTAAATCCAACAATCACATTGTATATACAAAGTGCTGGAACAGCACTCACGCTTGATGCATCTTATCAAATTGAAAATGCAAAAAAATATACAATATCAATAACTGGAAATGGCTCTATATCAAAAATTGCAATTAATGGAACAATTATTGGACAATTATCATATGTTGAACCATCTGGATTGTTGCCATCTACAATACTAATTGGTTCGCAAGCCTCTTGTGTCTACTCCGCCATCGGCACCGCTGGTCGCGCGCTCACCGACGACGAGCTTCGTGACCTATCCGCCGGCCGTCCCGTCAACGGCATCCAATACTACTCGCTAAACGGCGACCTGAACGGTCGTGAAATCACATCCGGCACACACCGTGGTGTCGTACTCGCCAACGGCGCGTCCATCACATCCGCAAGCCAGACCTACACAGCAGTGGACAACGGTGGCGCGAGCAGTAACGGTATCATCGCCAACCTTCACATCACCGCGAGCGATCAGTCGACCATTGCCAAGATTCAGCACAGCGTTGATAACAGCACCTGGGTAGACCTCGTCACGTTCGCATCCATCGCGGCAGGCCGTGGCGCAGAGCGCAAGATTGTCACGGGCACGGTCAACAGATACTTGCGCGCGACCTGGAGCGGTACCTTGGGCACCCGCACAGTCGTGATCACGGCAGCGAGGATGTAGCGATGAGCTTTACGCACGGCAAGGGCACGAGGACGTTCATCAACACCACGGAGTGCAGCGCGTTCCTGAACAGCATCGAGCAAAGCATCAGCCGCGAGATGTCAGAAACAAGCGTGTTTGGAAGCGCAGTCAAGACGTACACGAAGGGATTGCGGGACAGCACGATCACGCTGAGCGGCTACTGGGACGGCGCAACCGATGCCATCGATGCGGTGATGAATCGACTGTTCGAGAATGTGAACCTGTTGCCGGCTGGGGATGCCGTGGCGAATTATACGGGCGTTTCAAACGTGGTGAATGCTGGCACGCCGATAAGCGGGTTTTCGGCAAGTGTTCAGTTTGGTGATAATTCAGTTACAAGGACTATCGAAAAAAGTCCATCCGAAATCGTGGCAAATGCAGTTTATCAGTTATATGGCACAATCCAAATGGATGACAACAGTGCGCCAGTTCATTACACATTTGGTGGATCTAATGGTGATTTTCACGCGCGCCCATTGCTGAGTGCCCAAATATCATTAATCAGCGGAAGCATTTATCGTTTTTTAAATTCCTTCACGCCAATCAACGGTAACATCGCTCAAACTAACGTAACGCAGGTTTACAAGACGGCAGCATTCAGTGCCAAAGGCTTTCGCCTAGCCGGCCTAACCCTCGAAGCCACAAACCTCCCCAACGCAATCTCCATCCTCGACGAAGGCAACACGCTCGGCGCTAAAGCCCTTGTCGCATCCGCTAAGGCCACATCATACCAAGTGACTAACGCGGTGGGCGATACGGTCGCTGTGAGCGCGGAATTTCAGGTGGATGGAAGCGGCAATGCTGCGAATAGCGTGACTGAGCAGAATCTGTTTGCGGGGTCGAATGATATACCGTTGGCGTCTTATGCTGCATCCACGAACGTTACAAATTCGCCGGGAGGTGTTTCTGGTTTTGTAAATTCTGTTGCTTTTGCATCAGACAGCAACACGAAAGGACTTTCAAGAATTGCGGCAATTCCTTCCGGAACGTTTGTAACATTTTCTTGTTATGTTCAAATGGATGATGGTGGTGTTCCAACTCCTGGCATCAATACAGATGCAACGGCTGATTTCGTGATTTATTTAAATAATAGTTTTATTGCCGCGTCATCTTTAACTAATTGGACAAGAACGAATGTCTATTCAAATGTTTGGCTAATTACACTGTCAAGACGATTGATTGGCGGCTCAGACGCGCACGGAATTGGCCGCTATCCGGCTAATACGACCCGCGGCTTCAAAACAACAGCCTGGTCAATCTTCATCCCCCGCCTCCCAACCGGCGCTTTCCGAGGTCAGGTGCTCGCCCCGCTGGCCGTCCGTAGCAATAACAGCACATCCACAGCCCTCGACAATGGCGCGGGCACAACCAACGG